GAAGCGCAACATCACCGAGGAGACGTGTAAACACTGGAATTACCGTGTTGGCACGATGAACGACCGCCCGGTCCAGATAGCGAACTACTGTGACGCAAGCGGGCTAGTGGTCGCACAGAAGCTCCGCTTCCCCAACAAAGAATTCCTGTTCGTAGGCGAGCCGAAGAAGGCACAGCTTTACGGGCAATGGCTATGGCGCGATGGCGGAAAGATGCTGGTCATCACTGAGGGTGAGATCGACGCGTTGTCGGTGTCGCAGCTTCAGCAGAACAAGTGGCCCGTCGTGTCCGTGCCGAATGGCGCGGCCGGCGCGGCCAAGTCCGTCGCGAAGCAGATCGAGTGGGTCGAGAAGTTTGACAAGGTCATCTTCATGTTCGACAACGATGACGCCGGTCGCGACGCCATCGCTGAGTGCGCTCCCATGCTCACACCGGGCAAGGCGTACGTCGCCCGCATCGCTGGCTTCAAGGACGCGAACGAAGCGCTACAGGCTGGCGAAGGCGACAAGGTAATCGACGCGATGTGGGGCGCGAAACAATTCCGTCCCGACGGTGTCGTCGACGTTAGCGACCTGTTTGATGCGGCGATGCAGCCTGTCGAGATCGGTATTCCGTGGCCGTGGGGCGCGCTCACCGAGAAGACCTACGGCATCCGCTCGAAGGAAATCTACGCCTTCGGTGCTGGTGTTGGCATTGGCAAGTCCGACGTGTTCAAGGAGATCGTGCTGCATCTCGTGCAGCGTGGCCACACCGTCGGCTGCATTTTCCTCGAAGAGCCACCCAAACACACCCTCAAGGTACTCACGGGCAAGCTCATCGGGCGACGCCTGCATATCCCCGGCGAGACCGCTACGCCGGAGCAGATGGAATCCGCGCGCAACGCTCTCACAGACCAAGTGTTCTTCTTCGATCACTTCGGCGCGATGGACTACGAGACCGTGAAGGAGCGCATGCGCTACATGGTGGTGTCGCTTGGTTGCAAGCATATCTTCCTCGACCACCTCACCGCCCTCGCTGCACTTGAGCAGGACGAACGCCGTGGCCTCGACAGGATCATGGCTGACCTCGCTGCTCTCACACAGCAACTTGACTTCACTCTCTACTTCGTCAGCCACCTGACGACGCCGGACGGTAAGTCCCATGAAGAGGGCGGTCGTGTGTTGGAGAAACACTTCACCGGCTCACGCGCGCTCGCGCGCTGGTCGCACTTCATGTTCGGCCTTGAACGCAACAAGCAGACGCCCGAGCAGCCGACCACGTTCCGCGTCCTGAAGGATCGCTACACGGGCGACGCAGGCGGACTTGTGTTTGGCCTCGGCTACGACCGCAACACGGGGCGCATGTACGAGTGTGAGCTACCACCTGAGGGCGAGGCCGCTGGATTCAAAGATGAATCTGATGGCGCGTACTAACAAACACTATTGGAGAGAACCATGACTTTACCCCGACTCATCGGCGTCACAGGGCGCATGGGTGCAGGCAAGGACACGCTCGCTGATTACTTCGTGCGCGAGCACGGCTTCGTCAAGTACAGCCTCGCAGCTCCGATGAAGAAGCTGCTCAACGACCGCTTCGGGTGGACGTCGGCTGACTGGGACGACCGCGAGTGGAAGGAGCATGAGACGAAAGACTGTGGCGCGCGCGTGATTCCCTCCCGGTGGGAAAGTTACCCCGGCATGACAGGCTTCGAGCGCGAGTACTTCTCACCCCGCTCATGGGCGCAGTGGCTCGGCACAGACGTTGGGCGCTACATCGGCGGCCCGGACTGTTGGGTCAACATGATGGTGCGCGAGTGGGTAGAGCTGAACGATGTCAACGAAGAGACATTCGGCCAACTGCCAAGGATGATAGTTCCTGACGTTCGCTTCGACAACGAAGCTCGTCGTATTCATGCGCTCAGTGGGGTCATCGTCCGCGTCATTCGCACTGATCTTCCGCCACCGCCACCTCACGTCAGCGAGCGCGGGATCAGTGACGAACTGGTGGACATCCAAGTGGCAGTTGGTGGTGGGGAGTGCGGCCTGCTCGTCATGAGAGCGGAGCGCGCCCTACTCAACTACCCCCGAGGAGCCTGACATGATGAAGCAACGTGCAGTCATCTTCGACATCGACGGCACGCTCGCCGACAACGAACACCGCCGCCATCTCGTCGACCACGCCAACTACGACAACACCACACCGAAGGACTGGGATGAGTTCAAGCGGCGCGCGAGTGATGACACTGTGAAGGGCGACATAGTCGAACTGTTACAGCATCTCTACCTCGTTGGATTTGCCATCGTTCTCTGCACGGGCCGCAGCAGCGACCAGTACGCGCAGACGAAAACATGGTTGAAGAACTATGGCATTGGCTTCGACCTCCTGCTCATGCGAACTGAGCACGACTACCGGCCGGACACTGTTGTGAAGCGCGAACTGCTCGTGAAGATTCGCGAGAAGTACGACCCGTGGATAGTCGTCGATGACCGCGACAGTGTTGTCGCGATGTGGCGCGAAGAGGGACTGACATGTCTGCAGTGCGCCCCCGGTAACTTCTAAGGAGCACCCATGCGATCACAGTTCAAGACTCCCGCCGAGCGGGAGCGCGAGAGGAGCTTTGCCCTGAAGAGGGGCGAGGTCTGGTTCCGTGGCGCACGCGTCACGAAGCAGCGAGTCATTCCGAAGCGACCAATCAAGTAGGAGACGCCATGCGCGTATTCGATATCGAATCTGACGGACTGCTCGACACAATCACAGCCCTTCATTGCATTAACGTGATCGACCGCGCATCTGGCAAGCGTCTCGCATTCAACGGCGGGGTCTACAAGGATGGTAGCCCCGCGCCGCGAGATGGCACGATTGACGATGGCCTGCAGTACCTCGAAGAGGCCAACTGCATCGCCGGACAGAACATCATCGGTTACGACATTCCGGCTATCCAGAAGTTGTACCCCAACTGGAAGCCGCAGGGCCGCGTGTTCGACACCAAGGTGTGCGCGAATGTCATCTGGCCTGACATCGCGGAGCGCGATCATACTGCGCTTGCACGCGGCCGTCTCCCCGAGGAGTTCAAGAAGAAGGGACTTATCGGGAAGCAGTCACTCGAATCGTGGGGCTACCGGCTCGGCGAATACAAGGGTGACTTCAAGCCGTCCGACTACAAGGATGAAGATGGCGAGCCGCACACGTGGAAGACCATCGGCTTCACGCAAGAGATGGACACGTACGGACGGCAAGACCCTGAGGTCACACTGAAGCTCGTCGAGAAGATCGAGTCGAAGTCGTATTCGCAAGAGTGCCTCGACCTAGAACACCGCGTTGCGCAGATCATCTTCAAGCAGCATGAGCGCGGCTGGTGCTTCAGTGTTGCCGCTGCCGAGCAGTTGACCATGACGCTGCAGCGTCGCCACGCCGAGATCGCGGGCGAACTGAGCAAGCTGTTTCAGCCGTGGTACGCGCCAGAGATCACCAAAGGCTCCGCGCTGTTCACCCCAAAGAAGGACAACAAGAAGGCGGGCTACGTTGCTGGCGCACAGCTATCGAAGGTCAAGCATGTCGTGTTCAATCCGGCGTCGCGAGATCACATCTCTGATCGACTGATGAAGTTGCGCGGCTGGCGTCCGGCCACGTTCACACCTGAGGGTAAGCCTCAGGTCGACGAGACCGTGCTCGGCGCGCTGCCCTATCCCGAAGCGAAGACGCTGGCGGAATACCTGCTGATCGAGAAGCGGCTTGGGCAGGTTGCCCTCGGTAATCAGGCGTGGCTCAAGAAGGCCGTCCGCACAGGCATCTACGGCGTGACCGGCGAGCACCATCGAGTGCATGGCACGGTGAACACCAACGGCGCGGTGACTGGTCGCATGACTCACGCACACCCCAACGTTGCACAGTCACCGACGGTGACCGCGCCATACGGCAAGGAGTGTCGCTCCTGCTGGACCGCGACGCCGGGTCTCGTGCTTGTTGGCTGTGACGCCGAAGGCTTGGAGCTTCGTATGCTCGGCCACTTCGTCGCGCTGTATGACGGTGGTGAGTACGCACGCGCAGTTGTTGAAGGAAAGAAGGAGGATGGAACAGATGTGCACACCCTTAACAAGACTTCCGCAGGGCTCAACGAGCGCGACGGCGCGAAGACCTTTATCTACGCGCTCCTCTACGGCGCGGGAGACTACAAGTTGGGCCTCATCACCTACGATGATTTCACCGACGATCAGCGCACCCGATTCAACGCCAAGTACACCAAGAAGCGAGAGCGCGCCGCCGCGCTGAAGCGTCTCGGTGCCGCGAAGCGTGCTCGCCTGATGGGTAACCTGCCCGCGTTGAAGAAGTTGACCGATGCCGTGAAGCGAGCCGCGCGCGTGCGTGGCTATCTGCGTGGCCTAGATGGTCGACTGCTTCACGTGCGCAGTGAGCACGCTGCGCTCAACACACTTCTTCAATCGGGAGGGGCCGTGGTCATGAAGAAGGCTCTAGTGCTGCTCGACGACTCCCTTGAGGGAGGCGTTCCTGCGGTCGGAAACATCCACGACGAAATTCAAATGGAGACTAACCGTGACTTCGCACCAATCCTCGGTACGCTCGCAGCCAAT